CTGAAAACTACCAATTAGATGGAGGATTTGTAGACAATACAAGAGGAGAATTAGAAGATAGAGGATTACATAGACTTTGGAGACCTATGTCTTTTACAAGAAAGTCTAAAAATACAATGGCTCAAATATTTGAAAAATTTATAGTATCAGGAAAATTAAAGTTAATAAAAGATGAGAGGCAGAAGCAACAAATAATATCAGTTAATAATGAGTTAAAAGCTCCTGAAACCCCAATGGGTCATGGAGATGCTTTCTTCTCAATAGCAATGGCTTTACAAGCTATACATGAAACAGAATTGTTTAAATATGAAACTTTGGGAAGTGCTACAGATTGGTTAGATGCTATATCGCCTGATGAAGCCCCAAAACCAAAAGAACATCCTGTACTTAAAAAATTAAAATTTGAAGGAGATACTAAAACAACAATCTCTATTGACGATGTTCAAGAAGGAGATATCGAACCACTAAATCCAAATTGTAAGGAGGAATTCTGTGTACCAGAATTTTGGGTTCTAGAAAATAAATTATGTTTATATTGCAGTTATAGAGGATAAGGAGTAAAAAATGGATAATATAACAACATCTCTTAATGAACAAACCGAAGAAGTATCAGAGTCTGAATCAGAGCTGACCGAACAAGCTGAGGTAGTATTAAACCATAGGTATTATTTAAAGGATACTGAAGGGGAAGTTACCGAAAATAGTTCAGATTTGTTTAGGAGAGTAGCAAAAGCTGTCTCTTCTATAGAAAAAGACTATAAAATTTTACCTGTAGAATCAGAATTATTAGAAAAAGATTTCTATTCTATGATGTCAAAATTAGAATTTATTCCTAATTCACCTACCTTAATGAATGCAGGAACTGAACAAGGAACATTGTCAGCTTGTTTCGTACTTCCATTAGAAGACTCTATGGAAGACATAATGAAAACGGCTCATGACATAGCTATGGTTCAAAAATTTGGTGGGGGTACAGGCTTTGCCTTATCACACCTAAGACCAAAAGGAGATAAAATAAAAACTACTCATGGAATTGCTTGTGGCCCTATAGCTGTTTTAAAAACACTATCTCAAGTATCTTCAATGATAACTCAAGGGGGTAAAAGAGATGGGGCAAATATGGCAGTAATGGCTGTATCTCACCCTGATATTGAAGAGTTTATTTCTTGTAAAGCTGTAGAAGGCGATATACATAATTTTAATATTTCAGTAGGTGTAGATACCAAGTTTATGGAAGCTGTAAAGAATAATACTAGTTATCCTCTTGTTAATCCAAACACTAAACAAATTACTAAATGGATAGATGCAAGAGAATTGTTTAGTACTATAGTAGATGGGGCTTGGAGAAATGGAGAACCCGGCATGATTTTCTTGGACAAAGTAAACGAAGATAATGTTGTTATAGATACTCTCGGAGAAATGGTTGCAACTAATCCTTGTGGGGAACAACCACTTTTAGGAAATGAAAGTTGTAATTTAGGCTCAATAAACCTAGCTAAATTTTATAGGAATGTTAAAGGAAGTTGGGAAGATAAAATAGATTGGGATAATTTGAAAAAAGTTACTACTCTATCTACACACTTTTTAGATAATGTAATCGATGCAAATAAATATGCTACCAAAGATATAGAAGATATGACAAAATCTACTCGAAAGATAGGATTAGGTGTTATGGGTTTTGCTGATTTATTAATTCAATTGCGAATTCCATATAATACAGAACTAGCTAGAGAAGTGGGAGAATCTCTAATGAAATTTATTAGAGAACATTCTGATCTTTACTCAAAACATTTAGCTAATCTTAGAGGAGTATATCCTGCAGGAAAAGGGAATGATGAATATAGGAATGCTTGTAGAATGACAGTAGCCCCAACAGGAACTATTTCTATGATTGCAGGTTGTTCTAGTGGAATAGAACCTTCTTTCGCATTAGTTTGGAAGAAAGCTAACATATTAGAAGGTAAAACTTTATATTATTCTAATAAGTATTTTGAAGCAGATGCGAAAAAACATGGATTTTATTCTGAAGATTTAATGGAATATTTATCTAATGGAGGTTCTTTACAAGATAGAGATGAAGTTCCACAATGGATAAAGAATGTATATATTACTTCTCCTGAAATTTCACCTGAAGCTCATGTATTAATGCAATCAGCTTTTCAAAAATCTGTTGATTCAGGTATATCTAAAACAATTAATTTTCCAAATGAAGCTACTAGAGAAGATGTTCAAGAAGCTTATTTATTAGCATGGGAAACAGGATGTAAAGGTATAACTGTTTATAGAGCAGGAAGTAGAGAAAAAGAAGTGTTAGTAAAAGGAACCGATAAAAAAGAAGAAGAAGTTTCTATGTGTTGCGATTCACCTAATATAGTAGAAGAGTCAGGATGTGAAACTTGTAAATCATGTGGTTGGAGTCTTTGTCATGTTGCATAAAGAAATATTTTTAGATATAATAAGTAAAGCAAAGAAAACAGCTAAAAAGAAAAATCCTGCTTTATGGTCTAGAATAAAATCTGCTGTAAAAGCAGGAAGTAAAGGTGGAAGAGCAGGACAATGGTCTGCTCGTAAAGCCCAATTAGCAGTACAAAGATATAAAAAATCAGGTGGGAAATATAAAGGAAAGAAAACAGGTAAGACAGGATTAAGTAGATGGACTAAACAGAAATGGGGAACTAAATCAGGTAAACCTAGTAGAAAGACAGGAGAAAGGTATTTACCTAAAAAAGCTAGACAAGCTTTATCTCCACAAGAATATGGAGCTAGTACAAGAGCTAAAAGGAAGGCTACTAAACAAGGGAAGCAATTCTCAGCCCAACCCAAGAGAATAGCTCGAAAAACAGCAAAGTATCGAAAAAAGTAAAAAATTTAGTATAATAAGAATAGGAGTATAGAATGGCAGTAGGCAATATGCTTAGAGATAGAGAAATTCAGTATGTGGCTATGAAAGATGAAACCACACAAACGTGGAGAATTCTAGATACATGGCACGAAGAACTGAAAAATTTAGACCCAGAGGATGAAATACCTGATGATAGTAAAGCAGTTAATGTACTAACAGAAGGACAATTTCTCTCTATAGTAAAAGAAGCAGCTAGATTAGGAGTTTTACAGAATGTGAACCTCTCTAATGTCGAAGAAGTTGAAGAATTAGAAGATAAGATTTTAGGTTTAGAAGAAGAAATATCAGATTTAAAAGCTGATGCTACTAAACATAAAACAGAAAATAACATTTTAAAGCAAGAACCTACATCTGAAAGTTTTATGATAAAGAAATTAGCTATGAATAACATTATGAAACTTGCAGCTATAGACGATGTAAATAAACTTGCAGTAGATTAAAAGGTGAAAATATGGCAAAATTAGGTGATTACCTTCCTGAAGTACCTCAATTAGTTAATCAAATGACTGAATTTAACGAGAATTTGAATTTATTGCAGTTAATGAAAGCAAGTTCAGAGACTTCATCAGCCCCAACATTAGGTCTTGATCATGTGGTAAATACATGGGTCAGACATCAAATGGCTTATAGACAACAATTAGTAATGGATTTACAGACTGTTACTTATTCGGTTGCTGAAATAAGGTCTCCACTAGGACACATAACTAGTGAAGTATTTAGAAGAGGAGTAAAAATTCTTCCTAAAGTTGAAAATCCTAGTATGGATGAGAAAAAAAGATTAGAAGAATTAATTTTAGACTGTAATATTTTCGACCAAACCCTAGAAGAAGTATTCAGACAGTTTCATTATGATGTAAATTCTATAGATGATGGTTTTATTTACTTAGTTAAAGAATATACTTCTGATGAAGGTAATAAAATCACTTCTAGAGTTAAAGAAATAAGAAGATTAAATCCAGCTTTAGTAGAATTTGATTTAGATACTGCTGGATTACCTAAAAATGCTCATTTCTTATGTCCTATACACAGAGAAGATGTAGGAGAAAAACCCGGTATTTGTAAAGCTTCAGGCTGTACTCATAGATTATGGCCAGCTATGTATAAATATTATCATAGAAATCAGCATGTATATTTATTTGATGGAGAAGTTATTCATGTTTCTAAATTCTCTCCATCAGAAACATATGGTTGGTCTCCTATATTAACTATATTTGAGAAAGCTTTAACCCTTATAGGTATGGA